TATTATTGTTGGGAATTGGTTGTTAGACACATGATTACGTGGTCCTACAGTAGCATCAAGACCTTCGACCAGTGCCCGAAGAAGTACTACCACCTTAAGGTAGCCAAGGACGTTAAGGACTCGGGCAGCGATGCCACGGTCTACGGACAGGAAGTACATAAGGCCGCTGAAGACTATATCAAGTTTGGTACGCCGATCCCTGCCAAGTTCAAGTTCATTGAACCTACTGTAGCTTCCCTTAACAACATCCCCGGCGAAAAGCACACGGAGATTAGGTTGGGTATCAAGAAGACAGACGCTGGCTACGAGCCCTGCGGGTTCTTCGACAAGGACGTGTGGTGGCGCGGCATTGCCGACCTGCTTATCGTAGACCGTGGTAGAGGGTGGCTGGTGGACTACAAGACCAGCAAGAGCGCCAAGTACGCAGACACTATGCAGTTGGACTTGCTAGCGGGCGCTGCGTTCCTGCACTTCCCGCAGCTTAAGCGTATTAAGTCGGCGCTGGCGTATGTAGTCTGCGAAGCGTTTCCCAAGAAGACCCACGATGCCGCGAAGCGCGATGCTTATATTGAAGTCTTTAGCGATGAACTGGAGCGCCTAGCTGGTGCCCATGAGTCGGGGGTTTGGAACGCCAAGACCGGGCCGTTATGCGGCTGGTGCCCCGTAACTAGTTGTGAACATTATAATAGGAGACGTTGATGCCATACGTAAACAAACCCCGTCCGTACAAGAAAGAATACGAACAGTACGACGGCACCGAAAAAGTTAAGAAAAAACGGGCTGTCCGTAACGCCGCCCGCCGTGAGATGATGAAGAAGGGCAAAGTGCACAAAGGTGACGGTAAGGACATTGACCACGCCAAGCCGCTGTCCAAGGGCGGCACCAACGCGACCAGTAACCTGCGGGTCAAGAGCGCCAGCGCCAACCGTTCGTTCAGCCGCAACTCAGACCACACTGTGAAGACTAACAAGCCTAAGAGGAAGAAGTAATGAACTCGGTTGGAATACCAAGACTAGTAGCAAGTCTCGAAACAGGCGAGGGCGATGTTAGGTTTCCTAAAGATTGGGAAAATTGGTCTTCGCTTCTACGGGCTGACCTACTTAAAGACTGGATTGGCGTGCTAACCAACGAATACGAAAAGTCGTTCCCGCTCAAATGACCATCCTAACTGACTACGACTGGCCGGGTAAGTTCAGACCGTTTGCCCACCAGAAGGAAACTGCTGACTTCTTGACCCGCCGCCGCAAGGCGTTTTGCTTCAACGAGCAGGGTACGGGTAAGACTGCGTCCGTTATCTGGGCCGCTGACCATCTGATGAAACAGGGCAAGGTGAACCGTGTGCTGGTGATCTGCCCCCTGTCCATCATGAAGTCGGCGTGGCAGCAGGACCTGTTCAAGTTCGCCATGCACCGCAGTTGTTCGGTAGCCCACGGGGATGCCAAGCAGCGCAAGAAGATCATCGCAGCTGGCTCTGAGTTCGTCGTCATTAACTTCGACGGGCTTGCCGTGGTCAAGGACGAGATCATCAAGGGTGGTTTCGACCTGATCGTGGTGGACGAAGCCAACGCCTACAAGAACCCTATGACCACCCGCTGGAAGGTGCTGCGCGACGTAGCCGCCGCAGCTAAGGGGTTATGGATGCTTACTGGTACGCCAGCAGCGCAGTCTCCACTGGATGCCTACGGCCTAGCCAAACTGGTTAACCCAGACAATACGCCCAAGTACTACGGCGCTTTCCGCGACCAAGTTATGTACAAGGTCACCCAGTTCAAGTGGGTAGCCAAGCCGGGATCACAAGATACGGTGCATCAGGTACTCCAGCCCGCTATCCGGTTCGAACGCAGTCAGTGCCTAGACCTGCCGCCCGTCACCCACGTAGAGCGCGAAGCGCCGCTTACCCCGCAGCAAGTCAAGTACTACAGCCTGCTTAAGGAGAAGATGACTATGCAGGCGGGTGGAGAGTCCATTACCGCTGTTAACGCAGCCACTAACATTAACAAACTACTCCAGATCAGCGGGGGTGCGGTCTATACGGATACTGGCGAAGTCGTTGAGTTCGACGTTAGCAACCGCCTGAATGCTGTTCTTGAAGTGATCGAGGAGTCCAGCCACAAGGTGTTGGTGTTCGTACCCTTCACACACACTATAGAGCTGCTCAAGGCTACGCTCGACAAGCACGGTATCAGCAACGACATTATCAACGGCAAGGTCTCGGTAAACAAGCGTAGTGATATAGTTACGCGGTTCCAGAACAACCCAGACCCCTACGTGCTCATCATCCAGCCACAGGCTGCATCCCACGGATTGACGTTAACGGCAGCGAACACCATCATCTGGTATGCCCCGGTGACTTCCGTTGAGACTTACTTGCAGGCAAACGCCCGCATCAACCGTCCGGGCCAACACAACCCAATGACTATTGTGCACATCAAGGGTAGTGAGATAGAAGACAAGCTGTACCGGATGCTCCGGGCCAACATCAACAACCATGAAAAGATAATTGACTTGTACCACCAAGAACTCTCCGGTACCGCTTGACTTTGTCAAATACAGGCGTAGATTGTCGGGCCACAAGGAGCAACCATGACAGACACCATTGAGAAACCCCAGACCATCGAAGAGATGGTTGATATCTACATCAAAATCCGTAACCGGATCGAAGAGACTGAGGAGCGCCACAAGTCGGAGCTCGAAAAGATCAAGGAAGAATACGACATCGTCAGCCAGCACCTGCTGGGTATCTGCAACGAACAGAACTTGGATAGCATCAAGACCCCGGCGGGCACTGTCTCCCGTACTGTCTCTACCCGCTACTGGGCCAGTGACTGGGAACAGATGTACTCCTTCATCAAGGACCATGACGCCCCGCAGCTGTTAGAGCGCCGTATCCACAATGGGAACATGAAGCAGTTCCTAGAAGAGAACCCTGACACACTGCCTATTGGACTTCAGGCAGACAGTCGGTACACAATCAGAGTCCGCAAACCTACGGCTAAGTAAGGAACTACTATGACCACGACTAATCTAGCAATCTTCAAAGACCAAACTAGCGTTTCGGTAGTAGAGCGCGAGCTTAGCGAATTTGCTAAGGCCACCATGGGTAGCAACAACTACCGGCGCATTCAGACCAACACCAACGGCACCTTCAAGCGCATCGTCAACGGTGAGCAGGTTGGTAACGCCGTGCGCGGTGAGATCAAGGTCATCATCATCGCGTGGCTGAACGGGATTTCCCGTACTTTCTACAAGGAAAAGTACGACCCCAACAAGGAAGCGACCCTACCTGACTGCTGGTCCAATCTGGGTGACGCACCCGAAACCGCTGCTAAGAACAAGCAGGGTACAAGCTGTATGACCTGCCCCCAGAACGTTAAGGGTTCTGGCGATAACGGTGGTAAGGCTTGCCGGTTCCAGCGCCGCATTGCAGTCCTGCTGGCCGACGACCCGTCTGGCGAAGTCTACCAGTTTAACATCCCGGCTAAGTCGCTGTTTGGTGTGGGGTCTGGTAACACGCATGGGTTTGTAGGGTACAAGAAGTATCTCGACGCCAACAACGCGCTTCTGGATAACGTGGTTACCACTATTAGCTTTAATATCAATGCTAATACTATGGAACTTCAGTTCTCACCCCACCGGCTTACTACCGACGCCGAGTACCATATGGTCCGAGAAGCGCAGAAGCGCCCGGAAACCAAGGCGTACATCATGCTAACGGTGGCGCAGGCGGATGGTGTAAGTAAGCAGCCCCCTGCTGTGGAAGCTAAGGCCAAGGCTACACGCGTTGTGGAACTTGAAGACGAAACCGAACTGGACGCTCCGATTGAACCCACGAAGCGTGCTAGCAAGAAGCAGGAAGCTACACCAACACCCAAGAAGAGCATTGCTGACGCGGTAAGTGCTTGGGGCGAAGACGATTAACCATGATTTATGGCTATAGTGCGCGGCTGATAGGGTTGAATAAGAAGGCAGACGCACGGATGCTTGGCGTACGACTGGGGAGGGTTTGTATGAAAAACAATATTCCTGTGTCCCTAGTCGCCGCCAAGCTGAGCGTCAGTAGACAGACGGTTTACAACTGGTTTTGCGGGACGCATAGTCCCAAGCCTGCGGTAAGCCGACAAGTTACGGCCTACTATAACAATATCACTGCCCCCAAATAACAACGCCTAACAAACCCCTTAGTGGCCGGAAGTGCAAACTTCCGAACGAGCACCCATGTCCGAATTTGATCTCCTTACTGCCGTGCAGCCCCCCGAGGGGTGGTTTGCTGTTATAGGGATCAAGGATAAGGCTGTAGTTCAGAAGTTTACGCAGGATAGGGAAGAAGTAGACGCAATAGCTGCCGAGTTTATGGCGCAGGAGCGTAACGTATTCTTCGGTGTTGCCAAGTATACTGAAGCTGGTAGCCGCAAGAAGGACAACGTCAAGGCGCTTAAAGCCTTCTGGCTGGACATAGATTGTGGGGAGACCAAGGCCCGAGTTGACGAGAAGACTGGCAAACCAGATGGGTACATCGACCAACCTACAGCACTAGAGGAACTAAAGCGGTTCTGTAAGCTGGTCGGTTTGCCCAAGCCTATTCTCGTCAATTCGGGCCGAGGGGTACACGTATACTGGCCGCTTACTGAGGAGATCACCCGGGAACAATGGGAGCCTGTGGCTGACCGGCTACGTGAGCTTTGCAATACCCATGAACTCTACGTTGACCCAGCAGTCTTCGAAGTGGCTCGCGTGCTGCGTATACCCGGCACGTTGAACTTCAAGGACAACCCACCGGCAGAAGTAACGGTGTTGAGCGAAGGTGCCCCCGTAGAGTTCGGGAAGTTCAAGGCTCTCCTAGGTATAAAGGACAAAGAACGGTCACTGGTCACCCCACCAGAACGCGAGATTAGTGAGTTCGCTAAGGCTTCGCAGGAGAACATTAACAAAAGTTTTACCAAGATTATGCGCCGTAGCGCCAAGGGCGAAGGTTGCCAGCAGCTATGGGACTGCTACGAGAACCGCGCCACGCTGCCAGAATCGCGCTGGTTCAACGCCCTGTCCGTAGCCAAGTTCTGCACTGACAAAGACACCGCTATACATACGTTGTCTGAGGGTTACCCCGACTACGCCCCAGATAAGACTGAGCGGAAGATACAGCACATCGGTGGCCCGCAAGGGTGCAAGGAGTTTGAGAAGAATAACGCGGGTGGCTGCAAGGGCTGTCAGTTCAAGGGCAAGATTACCGGCCCGATCATGCTGGGTAAGGAACTGGCAGAGGCCACAGACGCCGATAACACCGTTGTCGAGGAGACCGAGGACGGTACGCAAGGTAAGACCTACAGTATACCCAAGTATCCCAAGCCGTATGCACGTGGGGTAAAGGGCGGCATTTATCTTGTTAAGAAAGACGAGGAAGCCGAGCCTATCCTTGTCTACCACAACGACCTGTATGTCGTGAAGCGTATGGTGGACCCACAAGAAGGCGACGTAGTGGTCATGCGACTGCACACGCCCTGCGACGGGATAAGAGAATTTACAGTCTCAAATAAGATCGTAATGAAGAGAGACGAACTAGGCGGCGTACTGGCCGCACGGGGTGTGGTGTGCCCGTCTAAGCAGTTCACCATGGTTATAGACTACGTAATAGCGTCAATTAACAGTATGCAAAACAGAGGAAAGGCAGAACAAATGAGACTTCAATTTGGTTGGGCTGACAACGACAGCAAGTTCATCATCGGAGACAGAGAAATCAGCGCGGACGGGACGTACCATAGCCCACCGTCGTCTGTTACCAAGAAGCTAGCCGAATGGATGGTACCTACGGGCAGCTTAGATAAGTGGAAGGAAGTCTTCAACCTGTACGGTAGGCCGGGTCTGGAACCCAACGCCTTCGCCGCCCTGTCTGCCTTCGGTTCTCCGCTGCTTAAGTTCTTGGGGCAGAGCGGTGTTATCATCAACTTGATTAACTCCCGTTCGGGTACGGGCAAGACTACTGCCCTACACATGAGTAACAGCGTCTACGGCCACCCCAGACTACTGTGCGCGGTCAAGGCGGATACTTTGAACGCCAAGATCCTGCGTCTGGGTCTTATGAATAACCTACCATTTGCCGTGGACGAACTAACCAACATGAGCGCCGCAGACTTCTCTGAACTGGCCTACTGCATGTCCCAAGGGCGCGGTAAGGACCGGCTCAAGCAGTCTACGAACGAAATGCGCCTCAACCTGACTTCGTGGGCTTGCATATCGCCGTGCAGTTCTAATGCGTCGTTCTACGAAAAGATGTCGTTAGGTAAGCGCAACCCAGACGGCGAGATGATGCGCCTTATAGAGTACAAGGTTGATTACAGCGATGCGGTTGACCCGGCGATAGCCAAGCAGATGTTCGACCACCAGCTTATGGAGAACTACGGCCACGCTGGTCTTATCTACGTAGACTGGTTGGTGAAGAACCTAGAGGAAGCCAAGGGCATCCTGCTGGCTACCCAAGCCAAGATTGACCGGGAACTTAAGCTGACACAGCGCGAACGTATCTGGTCTGCTGCCTTGGCCGCTAACATTACAGGGGGCAGGATCGCCAAGCGCCTTGGTCTGATCGACTGGGATATGAAGGCTATCTACCTGTGGGCCACCAACATGCTTACAGATATGCGAGATGACGTAGCGCCGCCTATAAGCAACGTGTCTGCGGTTATTGCAGAGTTCTTGAACCGACATATGCAGAACTATGTCGTTGTGAAAAGCGAGCTAGATGGAAGGACTGGGTTTGAACCGCTGCCCACGTTGGAGCCCAAGGGCGAGCTTATGATCCGGCAGGAACCTGATACCAATAAGATGTTTATCTCTATCAAGCCGTTCAAAGAAGACTGCGTGAAGTACCAGATCAACTACAAAGAAACGATCAAGGAACTTAAGGCCAAGGGCATTATGCTCAAAATGGAAAACAAGCGGCTGTCCAAGGGCATGCAGATTGTTACACCTTCTGTGTATTGCATGACGTTGGATATGCTGCACCCAGAGTTCTTGTCTAGGCCCCCTTTTACGGAAGCTGAAAATGCAGCTGGAGAAGGTTAACTACGACATTAACTGGAAGACATTTAAGCGGGGTTGGTCTTTTTTCCTACCGTGCTTGGACCCAGTGCGAGCCAAACGGGAACTACTTTGCACTACGAACCGCCTACGAATAAAGGTTCTTACCAAAGTGGTTATCGTAGAAGGTATAAGGGGCTTGCGCGTCTGGCGCATGTAAGGTAGTTTTACCGCGAGAGTTGCTCCTCTCGTTGGTTGTTGTTGGTCAAACTGGCCCTCGTCGGGAAACTGGCGGGGGTCTTTTTATCGCCCTTCTTCCACGGCGTCGTAAACGTAATTGAAGGCGCTTTGCAGTTTGTTCATTTCAGCGCGGTAGTATTCAAGCAGGGCTTTCTTGTCGTCGGCGCTTAAGTTTTCAGTGCGCAAGTCTTCCCGACGTTGCTTATAGAGCTGTTGAATCGTCCTGTTCGTATCTTCGTAAGCGGAGATCACACGGGGGTCGAGCGCAACAGGGTTGCGTCTTACTTCCAACTGAAGCTGGGCATCACTAAGTTTGTCTATACGGGAGACAATCTTTTCCAGTGCAGCGGTGTTCTTCTGGTACTTGTTCTGCGGTATGTAATCAAAACCGTCCCCAAGGAAGCCACGCACGATAGGCACTTTGCCCGCTGACGGTTCTTCTGAAAAATCTAGAACCTGTTTGCCCAACCGCGACCAGCCGCCAAGGTAGGTCTGCAAGATGTATTTATACACTTCAGGTTGGAAGTTAACGTAGCCGCCTGTAGCAGGTGATCCACCTGTCATCTGGTTGATACCACGCGCAATAGACTTCCACATTTCGCCGGTTGTGGCGCGGCCTAGTTCGGCTGCGGGGCCAGTATCATCACGCTCTGGTTGATATATGGGTACACCAAAATAGTTCTGGTTTATTGCAAGGTCAGTAATCGGCCTACCCCAGAGCGGGGTTAACGAAACAAGGGTCCGTTCAAGGTCTCCCCCCATAACACGCGCAGGAGAAAGCAACCCAACAAGCCCCCCAACTACGTCAGCGCCCGCCGATAGAATAGCAGCGCCAGCCTCTTCCCCTGACTGCGTTCCCAGCCATGTATCGGTGATTTTGCTGCCGACATACTTAAAGTACCCCAGCATCTGCCCTATCGGGATGCTCACGTAATCGTCGCCGCCGCCACCGTAATAAAGGGTAAGGTGAGTCATTTTCTTACCCGGGTTAATATCAAGATAGTCAGGGGTACCGTCGTCGTCTTCGTCGCCCCCCATGGTGGCGTTTGCAAGGGATTCCATCATACCGATTGCGATCATACCCCCCACAACCTGCACCATGGTTTTAGGGTTCGTAACAATACGCTTCACCTTG